CAAACATAAACACCCAATGAGTTACCTAATGTACCAGGATATCTTGCGGTGAATGGATTAGTACCAGTTCCTAATCCCAGCGTACTGTTATAGACACTTCCTGAGAAGTATTCATTCACATTATTGATAACTTGAGCCATACCATTAGCCGATGCATTATTTGCACCAGTAACTGCAGCACGAACAACCTGAAGGTTGTTTGAATATGATAGGAAGTTAGCTGCTGTAAAAAATAAGTTAGCGGTATTGCTGTCAGGATTTCCAAAAGTAGAAGCCAACATCACTTCAGATGTAATTTGGGTTGCGGCATTTGCTGGTCCCCAATTAAGCGGACCAGCTACAGCACCAATCGAGGTTGATACTGCTGGTACGGAGGTTGTTAAATTAACCTCAGAGACGTGAATGCCAGGTGAAACTTGAATTGCCATGTTTTTCTCCTAAAGATATCGGCGGAGTCGAATATTCTTAAAGTATTTATAAAATCTAGTTTTTATCAATTATACCAATTTTTGTAGAAATCACTGTGAGCACGACCATCATTCTCATCAACAGTTTCCCATACCATACCTAGACTACGGTAATATTTAGGGTTTTCTATTTCCGTCCCCTGCATAGAAGGTAGTGGAGGAAGCTCATCATCCATCTGTTGCATTTTCTCATCATAGAGTCTTTTGCGAATATCAAAACTGGTGAGATCTTTGAAGTAGGGTTGGGCTGTGAGCCAAGCAAAAAGAACGCAGCACATAGCAAGATCGTCATGTGCACCCTCTTCAGCTCCATATGTTCCATCCCTCTTCAAAACAAATGTGGACAATTCTTCAATGATGTTAAAATCTTGGATATACAGACGTTGATTTTCAATAACTTCTTTAAGAGCATTACATCCCTGACGCTTAACTCTCTTGGTTGTTTTAATTCCGAGCTGTTTTGTGCGCCCCTGTGTTAAATTAAATCTTCCGTGCACTTCTTCTCCATGGAACATGTTATCGTATTCTAACTCTGAGAAAACCAAATCTGCGATCTGCGCACCTACATCATTGTTTTCTATTAACAAATAGGCTTCGTTGTAATATTTTGCGGTTTGGACAATTACACTTGGGAATAACATCGGGGAGATGGTACTATTCCTATATTTCGCCACAATCCTGAATGGCTCAACGGAGGTATCAAATACCACATACGCTGAATAATCCAGACCTTGACCTCTGGAGGAGTCTACAGACATCACATAGAAGTGATCAGGAATAGGTTCTTCATAGATATCAAGACCATTAAGTATCTGTTTGATTGTTCTTGAAAATGCCATTGACCCTAAAGCTGCTGCTGAAATTAATGTACCAGCAGAACCCAAGAATGTACAGTTGTGTGAAACTATTTCGTTAGTATAATATCGATCCCACTTATCAACATTAATTAAATCATAAACGTATTGGGTTTCGTTTGTTTGTTTTATTTCTTTTACAAGTTTTTTTGAAATAACATCGCCAGATTTAATAAAATTAGCATGAATATATGTATGATCTTCTACCTCAAATAAATGGTCTTTTGTACAAGTAATATCACTACCATCATTGAATACTACTTTCAGTAAATTAGAAGAGAGCTTTCTTTTAATGCCAGAAAACTCAGACCAGCCATCAGGAGTCAATACCTCATACCGATTATTAATTTTATTTTCTAACATCTATAATTCCATCTTTCCAAGATTTATTTTTAATAATTTGTCTAATTAAAGTGATGGAAACCTCATACTTTTTTGACATCTCTTTACAAAAAATATTATCATATGTAAGTATTCTTCCATTTTTAGATTTTGTCCCAATTAGCTTTGAACTGATCAAATTAATTTTGTCTGCATATTTTTTCTTAATTTGAGCAACATCTTCTTTACTCAGTTTAGTCGGACCCCCAAATCTTTTCCCAGTTCTATCAGTATTGAGCTTATAACCCTTTTTGGTTTTATTCCAAGGAACATTTCCAAGTTTTGGTCCGCATTTACCAATAAGCTCTGGTCTCTTTTTGCCAGTTTGTATTTTTGAAATATAATCTATAGGTAAACCCATTCTTTTTGATATTAGCGCAGCAGCTCCCCAATTTTCTTGTTTAAGATGTATATCAAAATGTTCTTGTATAGAAATACACATTAAATTATCGATATCGTTATTCATTCTATTGCCATCTTTGTGGTGTATTTCATAGGTTCTATTGTCGCTATCTTTTGGAATCTCACCAAAATGGCTTTTCCATATTTCTCTATGTTTACTCATATAACTTCCCCTAGTTTAATTGTATTTATAAAACTAAGAAAGTTACACTCTATTCTATTTTAGAATATAATTTTTCTATTGTAATTTTTTCTATGTTCCCGTTAATTTTATTTCTAACTGTTATCATTGTATCTTGCCCGACGCATTCCATTTCTTGTAAGTATTTCTGTTCTCCAAGAACTCGTTTCTGCTCAGCTGCCCATTTAGCATCTCGTCCTGGGACGTTGCGCCAGTTGGCTTCAATTGTTTTGAAACCATTAACCTTTTCTTCTGCTTCTTTCCAAATACGATAGAAATGATTCATACCATTTGGGGTTGATGAGATCAATACTTTAGAAGTCTTACCAGATGAAATCGTAGGATAAACGGAAGAGAAAAATTCTTCTGCGACGTTATTAGGAACGAATGCAAATTCGTCAAGATACAGAAAGTTAATTGTATATCCGCGAGCAGCAGATGATGATGTTGAGTCAGCAATAATACGACATTTGTTTTCTAATTCAATGTCACCTTTATTCCACGCCGATACGCCTTGCTGTAGCCATAGAGGCATAGCTTCGTATGCGATCTTTACACGATTTAAAATTTCTCTTGAGGTCTTTGCCTTGTTTGCTAGAATAGCAACGAATTTATCTTCTTCAAATAAAATATACCAAAGTAGATAAGCAACAACAGTGGTAGTTTTACCGACCTGACGACCAGCCTTCATCACTACGAAACGATTATCCGTGATATCTTGAACTGTGGTTTTCTGGAATGGATACAGTTCAATAGGAACAAATCCTCTATCAATCGTTACAATCTTAACGTAATTTTCAATAAAATAAATCGGATCCTGTCTGCATTTAATATACTCATTAATCTGATCTTGTGTAACAGGAACATTAACGCCTATTCTTTTAAGATTAGGATTATTAAGATAGATATTCTTTCTGTTTGGTCTACTAGTCGTTATCGTGTTCATGTTTCTTTATATTTTTTAATAACTCAGCAGTCGATCCAACGAATACTGCTTTCTCAATGTTAACATTTTTAGAATTATTATTATCAGGATTTAAATCTGCTTTTGCTTTTTGTAAAGTGACCAGTTTATCCGTAAGATCAGCAACATTCTTAATTAAATTTCCTGCTACTTCATACGCTCTAGGATGCTGCATTTCATTAGCAACCTTTAGTGCATTATCAACAGCAACAGTTCCTTTATCAATTAAACTATATAGATTACTGCGAACATGCTGAATGTCAGCTTCCTTTTCATCTTCAGCAGAAACTAAATTATACTGTTTATTTTCAATAGGAACATTAGCGACTGGGAATGTGTCGAACACTTCAGCTAAAGTGTCAATATTTTCTGGCTCTTCCATAATGATCTCATTTTATAAATTAGGCGATTCATATAAAGTATCAGTAAACCCGAAATCTCCACTACCATTAGAATTAGCTGGATTTGGAGTAGTGACTAATCTTTGAACATGTAAAGTGACGGATGGAATTACAGAAGAAATTGTAGCAGATGCCTGAGATTTAGCCCCAACAACATTACTAGTCAATTTCCAATCATTACCTTGCTTATTAGTTATAACAAGTGTGCTGGCTACATTTCCAGTATTATAATTCCAAGAAACAACAGTTGCTGTTGATGTTGAATCTGGTAAATTATTTCCTTGATATACCACTTCCCCAGGAAGATAATTATTTCCAAATCCTGGGTTCATGTAAAGTGTAAACACATCGGTCATTAAATCATTAAAGGTGTATGTGTTTGCAGTAGCAGTAGTAATTAATCCGCCAGCGTTAATTGGACCAAAGAAATAAGTCTTCATCTTGAACTTTAATGTCCAAGTTAAGATTCTTACAGTAGTTTCCGCATCCCCCTCATAATTTGGATTGTAGTCGACACTCTCAAGAATAATTGGGATATCCCTTGTAATATCCATAGTATCGACAAAACTCATCGCGACGGTATAATCTGGATTAAAGTAAGGAAGAATTTGTTCAACTATTTGCGTTCCATCCTCAACATTACGAACATAAATGTTCAATTCAAAATCGATATTATATGGAACACCGGAATATTGTTGACTGACTGATGCACCTGCTCCTCCAGTAAAATTGCTCAAATATGGAGAGAGTTTTCTACTTGAATCATAAGTGATATTTGTCATCTCAAATGACATTCTTGGAAGAACTATTTGGGTTGGTTTATGTAAATCTGGATTTGCTAACAAACGAGTAAGAAAGTTTTCTTTACCAGCATATGTTAGTGGTACATTAATTCTACTAATTTCTGAAGTAGAATTCGCAGCATAGGTGAACATTTGGATATTCTTGAATAGAGTTCCAAACGCAATTACGTTTCTTCGTAATGTTCTATAGTAAAAATGCTGACCGCTTAACATTTAGTCACCTTTAAGTTGTATAGTATTTAGG